ACATTACCGTGTATGCCCATTCATTATAGTGATTTTGTTCGTGAATAACAACATTATCACCTTTATCATTCTTCAGATGTAGTTTTTTATATGATACGTGTTTACCCATCTTATTCTTCTTTCTTTACACATCTAACCGCGGCAAAATCACCTTTTTCTAAATAACCATCCCTCCACACTGATTGCTCAGTAAATTCTTTACCAACTAACCTATTTCTTATTTTATCTGATGACCACCAAAACCCTCCCGATAATTGTTGAACCGCTTTATATGGGACTGAATCCTTCATCATAATTGAATACCCATAAAACCCTCTTCTTTTGAAGAACATAAAGTTAATTTGTTCGGTTGTCAACGTCCCAATTAATGTGTCCCACTCACCGATTCTTGGTAATCTCCAACCTGTAGGGCAAACTGACATTGCTGCTTCATAATTAAACAACCCAGAGTTCATTACTGGGTTTACAAATATACCAATACCATTCTGACCTTCCTGTGTCTTTAAATCCATTAGGAATGCTCGTTCTTCATATATTTGAATGTCATCTACCATCCATATTGTTGGATAATCGGGATGACCCACACTAGCCCCTATAACCCTATCATAGTCGTCATAATATGGTCTAAAAGTTCTATTACTCCATTGGGGAAATACTATATTTGAAACTAATATAACCCCTAATATTAAAATTAATTTCATAATGAATTATATTACAATTTTTTTCTTTTGTTTTATTGATAGGTATTTTTGGTACGTATTATTATAGGAATATTCTTTTCCAGTGATTGTTTTATAACCTAGTTTATTTAGTTCTTCTGCAATTTGTTTGAATGTCCAATTCTTTTTATCTCTTTTATTTTTGATTAGTTTAATTACATCTTTAGATTCGAATAACCCACCTTTATGTCTATTAATAATTTGTGGGTATCTTCTTACATTATTTTTTGTATTGATTTTATATATTGAATCTACTGAAGTAAGATGTGTTGGTGATATAAGAATTGGTTCTGTTTTATTGGTGATCATTTTTGCAGTGTTTCCTTTAATGAATTGTGTTATTATTTCATTATTTCTTTTATTCATAATGAATGTGTTCAATGATTCATTTTGAATTGATTTGAATGAATCTGATAGTTTTCGTTGTGGTAGATTATATTTTTTAATAATATCTTTATATTCTATATTATTATCAATATCGTTTAGGATATTTTGGTGAATTGTTTTTTTGTTGGATCTAATTTTTTCCCATATTGATATATCATTCCTTTTAACTATCTGGTAGACTCTTTGTTTTGTTATATTGAATTTGGTTGCAATACTCATTAAAGTCCAATTGTCAACAATTAGATTTATTATTTCCTTTTCCCTTTCTATATTTCTTTTCATAATTCCCTAAATTTTAATATAATGTGCTGATATATTCATTGATACCGTAATCAATGAGGATTGGATTCAGGTTTTCATCTTGCCCCCAATTCTTAACGTTATACAAATCGCAGTTAATAACATTAAGTTCGAGTATGTTTCTTTTGGTCCAATTCACATAACCATTTGGAATCCTATTTAACGGTGAGTAACGTTTCATACAAACAATACCGAACCGTTCCCATCGTAGTTCACCTAACATATTTAGATGATTATACTTATCCCACAATGTCTTTTCATTCTTACCTTGTAAGTAACCTCTTCTACTTAAAGGTATTTTAATAACAATATCCTTTAAGATGAACACCAATCTGGTTGATGATTTAATCTTCAACATCTTCAATACTAGATATGATTGTTCTTTCAATTGGGTAACTAGCCACTAAAGTCTTATCATCATAGAATAGATAAGAACCGTGATTACCGTGTGACATTTGTGTCGCAAATACCGAAACATCCCAATGAGTGTGACCTGCAAGTACTATTAAATTATATTTCTTCATATTATTTATAAAACCATTTATCTTCTTCATCGTAATAATATGATTTTGAATCAAACTTATCAAGATTCAATATCTCACAATACACCTCGTGTTCTTTACAAATTTCTTCACACAGGAATGTATCAGGACCATCAATATCATCACCTTCTAAATCAAAGATTATTTTAAATTCTTCCTCTTCCTCATCAAAGTCATTTTTAACCTCAGCATCAGGATAATCCACATTAAATCTCTCAGCGATTTTAACGGATAATTCTTTTCCGTAACTTGGGGCATCACTAAACCCGTAAAATATTACACTAACCATCTTATTCACTATAATATAATTTTATTTCGTTTACTTATATCGTTAAATTCTATAATACTTCTTCTCCTTATGTCTCTATATTGAGATAACATAAACTTACTAATTTTATCCGAACCATCATTATGTAGTTCGATCATCTTTTGGGATGATGATATTTCATCCAAACAATCCAGTAGTCGATACTTTAAATAATTAAACTTTTCCATATTACTCTTCTTCATCATTATTATTCCAAAATTCTTGACTTCCGCAAACTGCACAGTAATCTCCAGGTTGTGCTTCAACTTCCGCCATCCGTTTTGCTTGTTCACACAGTTCGTATATCTCACCAGGAATTCCATACTTGGTTTCTAGTTTAACAATTTCCATCTCTAACCATTCAATCGCAGTTTGTGTTGCCATATTTAAATTAACATTTATATTTTCACTTTGAGACTTAATACACTCTTCTTTCTTTATGATGTTATAAAGAAGTAGTTCTAATATATCATCTTCATTCATATTCCTCATCAATTGAGGAAGTTCTTTATTTGTTAATAAGAAATCAACTAATAGATTCGATTTTTCATATTTGTCGTCTCGATCATATTTCATCATATCTCTTTTAAAAGGTCTTTAACTTCTTCGAACGCAGGATATTTTTCACCAAATGATATTCTAAGACTTTTAACAACCCGTATAATATCCTCAGTAGTTTTAATTTTATCAAAATCAAATTCGTATCTCGGTTCAGGTTTTGATACGAAATTTACATCGTATAAATTTTCTATGTTATCTTCTCCCATAATAATAAATGTTTTTACATTCTACCAAAAATAGTCCATTCTCTACATTTTTGACATTCATTCTCAATGAACACCATGTACACCCAAATTCTTTTTAACGTTTTCACCCTATATTGTTTTTTTCCTGTTACCTCCTCTAATTTTACCGTCTTGTCTATATCTCTCTTTTCTACTATCAGAGTCAACTTTCCAAGAATATCCACCAGCAGTCATACGTTTACCACTATCTACTTTACATATATTACCTGTAGTGGTATTGTTTTCTTTTGCTGCCTCACTAATAGAATCGTAAGTTTTTAATATTTTACCAAAAAGATCCAATTTATGAACTTTTACAATTCTATCTTTATTGACATTAATAATAGTTTTTTCTTTATTTAATATGTCATACCTATGAATTTGGTTATATGTGTTATCACACCATTCTAAATTAGATAGAGTATTATCATATGTAATACCATTAATATGATTAATCTGAGGTAAGTTATTTGGGTTTGGTAAAAATGATTTTGCAACTTCTCTATGTACTAGTATTGAAAATTTTTTTACCTTAGACGTGCTATCAAAATCATTATTATAACTCAAATGTATAGTCACATATTTTTTTTTATTTAATGTACCTAACATTATAGACTCATCTATTTTTATCAATGTTTGTTTATATGGTTTACCAGTTTTTTTACTAACCCTATTAGAGATAGTATACCCCTCTAATCTTTTTACCCTACCCATATTCGAAACCTGAAAAATTGTTTCGTGATCAACCATAGGTTTCCAAACTTCACCTTCTAAGTTATTTAAGTCTTTATTTCTGTGAACCATAAAAAAATAAGTTAGTGAGACAAATATACCATTTTTATTTTATAAATCAATACATATTATAAAAATAAATTCAAACATTAGTCATATAATTTTAATGTGGGTAATATCTAAAATAATAAGTCACTTTACCCATAGGAAAATGATCTTCTATTTCTGCGAAAACATAGAATCTTATTTTATATAAATCTTCACCTAAAACCCTATTTAATATTTTTCTTTTAAATGGTGCAGATTCAAATGCGCCATTTAGATAAGACTCTCCAAAACCAGTGTGAATTACTTCATCCGTGTATGGGAGAGAATATCGATCAGATTTAACGGTAGATCTTACCTCAATATTATCAAATATTTCTATTAAACTCTTTTCAATTTTCTTTTCCAAATCAACCATTGCTTTCTCATATTCTTTATAATTGGTAGGATCCTTCATAAAGAAAAGTAAAGAGTTATTTGGGGACGGGATTTTTCTTTTAATTACCATATTCAACAGTTTCAAATGATTTATTCGACATATACTTTAATTTTTTAATCCAATCTTTAGCCTCATCGTTTGTATCAAAAGATTCATTAACACATAATTTATAACCTAAAGATACCTCAACGGTAGCCCTAATCCAAGCCTCTTTACCGTCATATGGGTACGGAGCATCTTTAATCATATAACCAGATTCCATCACATATTCTTCTGTTACGTATTCGAAAAAATCTTCACCATAATAACTTGTACGTTCATAATAGAAACCTGCAGGCTCAAATTTGTTCCCCGATCTAATCTTAAAAAATAATAAAAATCTTTTATACTTAGGGGTTATTTTTTCCTCTCTCCATTTATACCTATCGGTTTTGTATGAAGGTCTAAAACTAATCTTACCAATAAGATTTACATCAAAATCAACTGTTCTACCCATAATATTCATATTTTGTTTTTATTAATCCACAACACCATTACCATAATATAAGTTAAAACTTTTTTTATTAAAATCATCAGACTTTAACCATTCCCTATATTTTAATTCCAAAATATGATCAACAAACCTGTAACTATAACCATTACAATATCTAAGACTATTATTTAATTTATAGAATTGTTCGAATAAACCAATTTCAGTCTCGTCAGTTATTTCTTTATTGGATCTCATAATAGGACTCATATCTCTATAACGAAAACCACTTTCTGATACAACTGTTTCATCTTTAGGACTCCAATACTCTAATGTTGTTTTATACATATTATTACAATTTAATCATCCAAATCTTCTAATTCATCAATTTTATTGTGAACATCTTCTATTCTAGAATGAACCAATTTTCTCATAGTATCCATTTGAGTTAGTAATGATGTTCTAAGATTATGAAATTCTTCATCCTCTATTTCACTAAAGGAACTATAATGTTTAAAACAATACTCAAATCCTTCATTGTTCATTCTGTAATCGACATTATGCCAATTTTCTAATTGTTCTTCTAGTTCATTTCTATTATTTCCCATATTTTTATTTTTTAGTTTCTTCAATAGTATATTGACCACAAATAATAACTGTTTTATGATCTTCATCAACCATACTAATACAAGAGTTATCTAATACCTTATATGATATTGCGTGATATTGATATTTATGTGAATCAATAATCAAATACTTACAGTGACTATATTTATTTTCTTCACATTTTACAAATAACACTGAACTAACAATCAAACTTACCATAACAATGACACCAACTATTGTGTCATATTTACTCATATAACCACCATTCATAATAATTCTTTTACCCTTTGTTCTGCAATATCACAATATTCTTTCGATATATCACTCCCAATATAGTTTCTACCTAAATTAATACTGACGATTGCGGTTGTACCACTACCGATAAAAGGATCATAAACTAAATCACCCTCATTACTCCAACTTATAATATGATCTTTAACCAATTGCATTGGGAACATTGCTGGATGAGGTAAAGATTTACCCATATTTTCTTGCCCTACGGTTTTCATTCTCCATATATTGTACCTCATCCCATATTTATCATTAGTTCTTTTGGTATTAACTTTTAATGAACCATCCTTTTGTCTAGTTGTATTTTTACCAATAGAACCTCCCTGAGTAATGTTTAACCTATCTTTTATTGGGTTAAATGTTTTAGGACTACCTTTACAGAATATAAACATGTACTCAAATATTTGGTGATATCTATTTATCGATGGATTTGAGAAGTTAGCCTTCTGGTATATCATAGTATCGTGTAGATTAAAACCTATCTCTTTAAAGAATAAAGCCTGTCTAAATGATGTCCCACTTTCACTACCGTTTATGGTTGCGTCACCTACCACCCAAACAACCACACCACCATTTTTTGTGACTCTATACAATTCCTTTGCGACATCCTCAAACTTAAATGAATAACCATTATAAGTTCTTAGTTCATCGTATGGTGGTGAAGTTATAGTTAAGTCGATATAATTGTCTTCCATTTTAGACATTGTTACCAAACAATCTTCGTTATATATTTTATTATTAATTTCCATAATAACTTAAATACTATTAATATCTTCTAAATAATCCCAAACTTTATTAGAGAATTCCTCATGTTCATCACCATCTTCATCATTAGATAAATCAACAATATAATTATCAATACAGTCATCAACAATTAGATCTAATGTCTCACCAAGAGTTTGTTCATCATTTTTTAATTCTTTATACTTTTTTAGTATATACTTTTTTTGCGATTGAGTTAATTCCATATCTTATTTTTTTAAAGTTATTAGAAACAAATTTAAATATAATTTACATAATAAACAAAAAAACCCCCACTTTTTTTGTGGAGGTTTAAAATTATTTTCTTAGGAAATATGCTACCCAAGAAAATACACCTAAGAGTATTGGTATCATTACACCCGCACCACCCATATAAGATAGATGGATGACTGCTGCTGCAGACATTAGGGATGTGATACCAATCGCACCAATAATAGTTGTTTTAGGGTAAACCAATAAACAAACTGATAATACTTCAAGTAACCCAACCAAACCTAAATAAGGTAATAAGTTAGTAGAAGTAAAATTCTTTACCATTTCTTCTGTTCCAAATACTTTAGGTATTCCAGACATCAATAGCATAAATGAAACTAGTGCAGTCACCAACCACCCTAAGTTTTTTAATGTAAATATATTTCTCATAAATCAATGTTAGTGATTTATATCTGAAATGTCAAATAAAATTTTAGTAATTATTAAGTAGGTAATTTTTCACCATTTAGGTGAGTTTTTTCATTTTCAATTCTAATCTTAATCTTAGGAGTATAATCATCAGGAAGTTTATTTTCTATACCGACAAACTCACCCATTTCATTATCTAATCTCACAACAATTTCTTTCTTCCCAAGATTTAACATAATCTGCCCAACTGTAGACATATTATACATATTTTCTGTTCTATACGGATTTAAAAATGGATCATCCTTATATTTTTCTTTCAACCTATCGATAACGTCCATATCAGTTTTAGCGTCTTTTAAATGTTCTTTAGCCAATTCCATTCTGGATACAGATGATTCTCTTTTTTCACCTTTGGTATACCCCGCACCTTTTTGATATATACCATGATTTGTTCTTACAACTAACTTTGAATCCTTTTTTAATTTTTTTATGATAGGTGCATGTTTCCTTGTCATTTCAACAACATATATGTTATTATTATCAGAAACAATTGTTTCCCCTTTTAACCCAACATCTTTTTTATCTTCACCAATATATGATACTATAGATCTAATGACTTCTGGAATAGTTTTATAAGTTAACGCCTTTCTTATTTTTCCACCATCCGCAGCAAATTTTTTCTTTGCTGGTTTATCTTTTTCTTTACCCCCAGTTTTTCTTTCTTTCTCAACACCCTTACCTTCTTTTTCGTCCTCAACAACCAATAAACTCGAATTAACTATTCCGATACCATATTCGTTCATACCCTCACTCCAATCAGTGTCAACATCTCTCCAATAAGCAACCTCAACATCATCAATTAGTTCGTGAACCAATTCCATGTTTGCCTTATAACCTCTATCTCTATTTTTTGCGAGTACAATAGTATCTTCTAATTTAACTCCTGCAATAGTACATTCATTAATAGAATTTTTAGGGGTTACACCCATTATATTCTGTATCCTATTTATTTCTTCGTTAATATTTTTCATTTTATGTTACAGGTACTTTAGAAATTACGTCATCACTATTTATTGTAGTATCTCTTTCACTTTTCGCTAAGGAATCAAGTTCCTCAATAAATTTACTTAACTTAGGTGTAAAGTTATTTTGTGCCCAACAAACTATTAACTCTTCAAAATTAGTGGTATAAGATAAATCTTTATCATTAGGGTTATCTAAATATTTTTTTAAATATTTGGTGAAAATAGAAATACCCATGTCTCCACCTTCTTTTATTTCACCTTTTTCAGATAAATATGCCCTAAAATTATGTAAGTTAGATAATTTTTCATTCTGATCACACCAATATGTGCTTACCCATCTTGGATCTGAAGCCCAATTAGTTAGTTTAATATAATCTACATTATTTTTTATCAATTCATTTTTACTATCTAAAGGTATTTGTTTTTTACCCAACTCCATTTTTGTACTACCTTTTTTATTGGCGTAATGATCGGTTGCTAGTGGATACGCTTTCTTTATCTCTTTTACATCATTTAATTCTAAATTATTTAATATATGTTGTATTTCGTGTACAAAACTATAGTAAGCCTTTTCATAACTATATTTATCACAATATCTATCCCTATTAACACTTATTGGGTTTGATGATTCCATGTTATAATTTACTCCACTGACAAACTTCCACCCTTTTATATTTTTTAATGTATATTTATAATGTTTTACTAAAATATCTATATCATAAACATCGGGCCCATCTCCACCAGAAAAAAAGTTAATTACATTATCTACAATTTTACTAAACTCATCTCTTTTATCCACATATTGATTTTTATTCATTATTCTATCTTTAAACTCATCTGTGGATAAATAATTTTCCCAGTATTTTACTGCCTTTTTGAAACTTTTATCTAGATTATTTCTACAAGCAACTTCCGATTCTGGTAATGTTTTAAATTCCATATCAAATAAAGTTTGTTGATCAATTTTACAATATTTAATATAAACTTTACATTTTTTAACTATTAAATCTGCAACAGACTTTAACATTTTAGGACCATATCCTGAAGTTTGTCCAACATCCCAACCATCCTTTTTCATTTTAGTCCATAACTCGTCAACAGTATTTATATCTATTTTATTACCATATGCCCAAATACCTAACGCCTTTGCAGTTATATCACCAAAATCCCAATCTTTATCTATCTTATAACCTATTTCGATAAGAAAGTCTTGAACTTCACCAGCACCTTCATATGGATTAGGAACTCTATCATCTTTAAGGTAAGAACCATCAGCAATTTTATTATAATACCAACATCTTTTACCCTCTATCGACTCAGTAATTAATTTTTTTTCTACAACACTTTCTCGAATAACTCTTTTTATGATATTTTTAAGTCGATTGATGTTACCTACCTCTTCTTTTAATATGAAATTAATTTTTTTTCTATTATTCATCTTATTTACAAATTGTGCTTTGTATGGCTGACCACCAAGTATCTGATTCATCTACTTCAGAATCACCTGTCATACCATATTCATCTAATTCTTTTCTTATTTCTATAGTTGCCTCTTTCCACATCCGTAACGGTTTTTTTATCTCATCCCACATTTCAGGATTTTCTTTTATTGTCCCTATGTGATTTTCTAACAATTTAATACCTTCTTCGTAAGTGTCAACACTCATAATATTACAAATATCCTTCTTTTTGGAAGTTTCCTCTTTTAATATTTTTTTTATGAGATATTTCATATGAATAATTATTTTTTATTTATGATATCATTAAGTTTATCTTTAGATACTTTAATGATTTCTACATGACTTATTGGCCTTAATTGACTCATTTGTTTGGCAGTAGATACTGAATACCTTGATTCGTTTTCAAACCACTGACCATCTTTATTAACAAATATTGGATACCAACCATAAGAATAAACTACATACGCTCCATTTTGGTAGTCAGCATGTGTATTACTACCCTTAAATGGTATTTTTGCCGTCACTAACTCTCTACCACTACGATTACTAGTCGATACCTTTTTTTTGGTGACATCGGTTCTTACTAGTTCATCATATTCGTCTTTGTAAAAGTTATCTTTAAATAATTGGTATAATTCAAAAGCCTCTAAACCTGAAAAACCAAAATTTTTATTAATAAATTTAATTACACTAGTATATGAAGTTTTCATATCATAACCTTCATCTTTTAAAGTCTTAATGATATATTTCTCTAATTTTTCTTTTCTATCACCGACTTCCTCTTTTAATATTCTCCTAATAGTATTTTTCATATATATAAATATATTAATTATTCAAAATAAACGCATAAAAAAATCCATAACTCGTATGGATTTTTATTAATACCTAATATTAAATTAAGATTTTTTAATTTTGTCAATAAATGACCAAACAAAACCAATTGCCGTCATCAATCCACCAGTAATCTCAGCAACTAATGCCTCATCAAAATATCCTAACATAACTACTGCACCACCAGCTGCAGTAAGTAAATGTCTAATTAACCCTAAAATTTGTTCTTTACTCATTTTCAGTTTTTTTAGTTATTTGTTATTATAATATAAATATATTGATTTTACAAATCGTCTAAACACCATATAGGTGTCTTTTCTCCAACATAACTACCTTTAACATTGAAATCAAAGTATTCCACCGCATCTTCTTCAGACATATCCCTACAAAGTATTTCTATACACTTAGAAACCGAATAAATCAATCTCATACTAAACTCATCAATACCTATTATCGCTTCATCAAAACCATCTGCCTTTAAGATTTCATCTTCAGGAAACCATTCTACTATTTTATCTAACATATTATTTATATTTCGTATACTTTATTTTTTAAAATTTTGATTAATTTTTGTTTCGCTCTATGAAGGTAAGCTTTAGAAGTGCCTTCATTAATTTGTAACCTTCTACCAATCTCTTTGTGTGTTAAATCATCATAATAATACATGTTTACCACAGTTTTATAATAATCAGGTATTTTTTCGATTGCCAACTTAATGTCTTTTAGTTTTTCTTCACTATGATCATACTCCTCTTCAATAACGATATCAATATTTTCACAATTAATGTAATATGTTTTATTTTTTCTTAAAAAATCGATTGACATATTTTTGAATATTCTATATATCCATCCATCAAAGTTACCTTTCATATCATATCTACCAATACAATGATAAAGTTTTACAAACCCATTTTGTACGATGTCCTCAACATCCATATCATCTTTAACATATTTTTTTACAGTCCTATGAGCTAATTTATGGTAAGATAAATATAATTCTGTTTGACACACCTTATTACCCCTCAAACAACCCTCAATTACTTCACTCAATTCCATAAAAAATGATTTAGATATCAAAGATAACTAAATAAAAGAACTAAACAAATATTTTTGATAAAAAATTTTTATAATGTTGATTTCATATAACAAATACACTAAAATCTTTTTACAATTGATCCATCAGAATAATGAAAAAATTTTATCCCTGGTGAATCAATAGAAACATCTTGCCCTAAAGTATTTGTTATCTTAACTAATTCAGGTATAGATTTACGATTATCAATCGATATTATATTAAAATTTTTAAATTTACCGTCATAGTCAGTTTGACTTAAATAATAATATGAAATATCGTTAAAATACCCCCTTTCCAAATATTTGTAATGGTGTGTAAACGATGAGGTACCAACACCATCAACTTTTACGACTTCTTTCCAATTAATTGGGTAATATGTTTTATAAATTGTGAAGTATTGATTATTATTTTCAGTAGCGGTCGCCCATTCAAGTAAATTACCTTCTTCAGTTTGTTTACCTTTAAAATAAAGTAACTCTATAGGTAATGGGACTGGAAGGTCTTCTATTTTTAATCTTAAACTAGGGACATAATACCAAGTACCATCAGCGGCTGGTGGAGATGATGGATTAGGATTTTGAGAATCACTGTCAAAGTAAATAACTCTATTGATTGGTGATGTAGAATAACTTAAAAAGTCTGCACTTGTTGAATGATAGTCATACCCATATTCATAAACGCCAATTACTAAATTATCAACATTGTTATAATAAAATGGGGTATTAAACGTAATAGTGTACCACCCTGCAGTATTACTTAACGCATAATTACCTGTATAGACTAAAGTCATATTGTTAGAAGTTACCCAATCATTAGTCCCACTAAATGATGTTTTTGATGTAAGTCCTAGATAAATTTTAACAGGTTCAGTAAATACCTCATAACCATCGTATTCAAAACTTAAAGATGTTATATTTCCTTCTCTGTTTATTTCGGATCTATAATATATTTGTTCTGAATAATTATAACGATATCCACAATCTATTGGAATATCAATATTTTGTGTATTTCCGTCAACAATAACATCAACAATACCACCAGTCATTGCAGTACAGTTAGTACACATTAAAACTTGTCCAAATGATGTCCCAGTCCCAGAAGTTGTACCCGATACATTCATCGTACCACTACCACTTAATGCGGAACCTGTATTTGCAGTAAAATTTCCACTTATAGTTAAACTACCATTTATAGTAACATTCGTAGAATTATTAGAATTAGTAAGACTACTAACCTGTAATATACCACCTGATTCCACTATTACTATCGAACCGTTTTGAAAATCCACCGCACTTGCAATTAACTTACCTCTAACGGTTAATGTAACTCCATTTTTTACTGTTAAATTACCTGTAAGTGTTACTGTATTACCAACGGCAATTATGGTATTATTATTTAACTGACTCGAAGCCAGAACAGGGGCGGAACCACCAACCCACGTTGAACCGACAGTCCAACTACCTGTAGTTGAGGATGTATATGTTTGCCCATAAGTGAATATAGACAAACATGTCATCATTAAAAATAGTATTGTTTTCATAACTTAAAAAAAATGATAATTCACTATATAAATATAAGTCATTACTTATTTATTATCAATAATTTCTTATTTAATTGTGTAAAACCATATCCTCATTTAGCGTTATACCTTAATACGTTAATAACCGTAATTACGTTTAACTTTTTCGGAGATAGGAATGGAGTCACCATTCTCATCGATCCTAACAAATTTTATGTTTGTACTCAAAACAACATTCTGCGTTCCTGAATAAACATTATGAGATCTCGCTTCTAAATGTAATGTTAATGAAGTCTCACCAATATCTAAAACTTTCCCATATATCTTTATTAACTGACCTTCTTTTGCTGGTTTTTTAAAAACACATTCGTCTATTTTTACTGTCACCATTCTAGGTGTGTCCGATACTTCCATAGCGTATGCTGCACCAGCAGCATCTAACCACGCTAATAATTTACCCCCAAATAAATTACCATGAAAACCTAAATCCGATTTTTTTATAGGGTGTGTCGATATTAAATTAAACTCATCCATTTGTTTCTTTCTTCATCTTTTTATAATACTTCCTACCAACAGGTTCGTAGGAATCATTACCACCTATCATAACTTTATTACCATCAAAAACAGGGACACCATTATTAGTCCTCATATTCATAGATGATTTATCATCGTAACGACAAACAGTTCTTAATTCTTCAATTTCATCGGCTAAAGTCATAAGGTAAATAGAACCCTCAAAAGGTTCTCCTTTAAAATCGGATCTCAATCCATAGGTTATCACATCACAATTTAATTCATCTACTATATCAGTAAGTTGCCATACCTGACTTTTAGTTAAGAATTGGGATTCATCAATAAAAACACAGTCACACCCAAAAGAATTTTCACTAACAAACTGAAATAGGTTAGTGGACTCATCAAAACAATATGCGTCTCTACTAATACCTATCCTAGACGCAATTTTATTTTTACCATACCTATCGTCTAAACAAGAAGTAAATAATATTACATTTCTTTCTCTTTCTTCGTAATTATATGCAGTTTTTAATAAATCTAATGATTTTCCTGCACCCATCGTTGAGTATCTAAAATATAACTTTGCCATAATTTTTTTTTACAATTATAAATATTTATTTTTATAAAATAAAGTGATGAAATATGAAATATAAATTAAATAAAAAAGAAATCAGTAGACTTTTATCTGATTACGAATATATGGGTTTTGATGAAGAATATGCAAAAGATGACTTAATAGATTTAGTTTCATATCTTAATAATTTAAATTCACCATTAACTTTATATAGGATAATTTGTTCAGATAGTAAGGAAGAGATAAATTTATCTAAGGTTGGGTCACATTACTCACTTAATAAGAAAAATTTAGTATTCAGTCACTACAGAAGGGGTAGTGTTGCTGGAGACTGTAGAGGGGAAAAAGTATTTCTTTTAACGGTATCTGCAGATAAATCATTGATAAATGTGATGGAAACACTATCTAACAATATTTTATACCCACACGAAGAAGAAATAACTTTAAAAAAATTTGGTTATGGTGTTAGTGTAATTAATATTGAACAATTATAATTTTTCCCACACACCGTTATTTAACAAAAGATAACTACCTAAATATTTCTGTTTCCACTCATTAGGTTTAATAATACTTAAAAACAATATTCCGTTTTGATTTTCGTATAAATGGTATGACTCTCCAACTATGGGTTGAAAGTTGTATTGTGATTCATACACTAACTTACTATTTTGGTAGTCGTTAACTAAAGATTCGTATTCTCGCTTCAATTCATTCAATCTACTGTTAAAATACTTGTCTGCCTTTAAACTTTCACTCTTATCAACAACTATAGGATCAAATTTTTGTGACCCTATAGTTGTTGGATAAGATTTAGTATTTGCATCAAAAGTATTTGTATCTACATTATAGACTACATTGTCAGGATACTTTTTTGTCATAATAAATGTGCTTTTGATTCTGCCATACCCGAATTAGTTATTTCAACAAAAGTTGCATTATCATTAAATTCAGAAATAGTTTTACATCCACTATAAGATAATGCGGATCTAACTCCATCGTTTAAACTTTCTACTATATAACTAACACCACCTTTAAATGGTATCAATGTTGATTCACCCTCAATATTTTTTTGAGCCTGCCCATGACTAGATTTAGTCTCCAAACTTGCAGAACCTCTATACTTTTTATATAGTGATCCATTATTTCTCTCAACGATATTTCCTGGAGATTCTTTTGTCCCTGCCAATAATGAACCTAACATTACACAAGACGCACCAATACCTAAAGCCTTAGCAATATCACCACTATTTCTTATTCCACCGTCTGCCATAACAGGTATCCCTTTAGACCCATTTACACAATCCATTATTGATGTTATGTTAGGTACACCGTGACCAGTTTTAATTCTTGTTGTGCATAAACTACCACCACCAATACCAACTCTTAGTCCATCTGCACCCCACTCAATTAAGTCTAATGCAGATTCTTCGGTTGATATGTTTCCAGCAATTATGTCCACAAAATCAGGTAAAGTTTTTTTAAGTTCAGAAATCATGTTTTTGACATTGTAATGGTGCCCATGAGCAACATCTATTAGAATTATATTTGCACCAGACACAACAAGTTTTTTTGATCTCGATATATCGGATTCCATAACACCTACTGCTGCCATAACAGGAATGTCTTTAATTTCAGTATGCCAATCATCATACATAACACCCCATTCTTCATACGTGTTATTATATTTAAAGTGTGCTCTAACCTTTCTTACTTCTTCACATTGTTCCTCTATTGACATAAATCTATGGATACAACCCACACCACCCAATTCTGCCATCTTAATTGCCATTTCAGATTCACAAACTGTGTCCATACAGGATGCAACGTAAGGTGTTAAAATTCCATATCTCCTAGTAACATTAGTATTTAAACTAATATTTGATCTACTACTAATATCAGAATATTTTGGAACTAATAACACATCGTCATAAGTTAAACTACTTTTAATAATTTTATCCCTCATCTTATTTTTATTTTTTTGGTTCAATATTATTTTTTTCTTTTACTTCTTCTGACAAAACATGGAATAGTAGTCCTGGTAAACACAAAACTAACGGACCTAACAAAAGTAATGCAGATATAATCCTCAATACCCAATACAATAATTTACTCATACTTTTTATTTATCATTCTTATTAACTCATTATACCCTAAAAGATCCTCAAATTTTTTAAAATATAAGTTGACATATACGTACGCAGATTTTAAATGTTCTTGAGTGACACAACTTTTAATGAGTAAGACACATTTCTGTTTAGCCTTAATCTGTTCAAGAAGTTCCATTTTTAATAGATTTTAATAAATTTATTATTTTATCACACATCTCATATTCTTCGACAGATTCATAATATTCTAAACATTTTTTTAAACTAACTACCCAATCCTCTTTTCTTAACTCAGTTGTTAATACAACATCATCTATAGTATTTATTAGTCTAAAAATTAATATCGAATCCAATTCTTCCTCCAAAGACTTTTTAACACCCTCCACAATTAATGAACATATTAACCACTTATTTTCTATAAGAAATTTTTTTTGATCCCCTTCACTACTAAAATAAAAATCTTTCATAATTCTAATACTGCTTTCTTATAATTATCATACATTTTAGATACGTATAATTTAGATATAGATTCACTAGAATCGGTATCTATACCCAAAGAAGTTAAATCACTGAAAATAGTTCTAATTAAAGTATTTCTATCAAACTGAGTAGTCACATCAAATAAAGTATTAGTCAAAGTTTTTTTAATCTTTGATGGTAGTCCATTTTTGTCATAGACTGGTTCATAACTACTTCCTAAAAATTTAGATAATTTTTCTAAAAGATTTTGTTCGTTTAAAAGTACCATAAGACATATATTTCAACAAATATATATATTATGATCGATTAATCCAAATTTATTTCATTAATTAATTTATGTAACCTATGATCATTAATACCTAACCTTTCTTTACAATCCAACAACTCATTGGCGTTTATCTCATAATTCTGATAATATTTTTCGTATTCAACCAATAGATTATTTAAAGACTCTACAAAATCATAAAATAGTGTCCTATCTCTGGTGTTGTTCAAAATAACTAACGCAGCTTCCTTATCACCCCTATGTATTTTTTCTATTAATAAATGTGAACTACTTTTAATTATACTAACCTTTAGTTGATCCAATATATTGTCAATAGAGTCTCTCTGAGTTTTTACTTCATTAACTTTTTGTTGAATTGTATTCAAATAGTTTTCATCTATAGTATTATCCTTACTAAGATGTTTTACCAATGCTTTTATTAAATTTGTATTTTCCATAGTCTAATTTTAATGATAATATTTAAAAAAATCAATACGGATTTGTTTGAATCGTTATTTTTATTATATTTGTATCTATTTATTATCAAATTGTTGATATGGAAGAAAATGAAATTAACGAATTGATTTTAAAATTAAAGACTTTGTTAGATGATAAATACTCTGATGAGTTTTTTAAATTTTACCTTTGTAAAATGCCTGATGGGAGATGGGAATCTTTAGTGAGTACCAAACAACACGATGGAACAAGGGGAGGATCTTACTACAGAATAAAAGATGGTAAGATAGAAGAAGAAATTTTAAACTAAAAGTTATGAATATATTTGTTTTAGATTATGACACCAAAACATGCGCACAGATGCACTGTGACAAACATTGTGTGAAAATGATTTTAGAAACCGCACAACTATTATGTGGTGTCCACCATATGACTAATAACCCTACAAGTACCCTACAAGTACCCTACAAGTTATCACATAGAAATCATCCTTGTTCTATATGGGCTAGAGAATGTTTGGAGAATTATGTATGGTTATGTGATTTAGGTATCGAACTATGTAGAGAATATACACATAGATATGGTAAAAGACATAAATCACAAGACATAATAGAATGGTGTATGATTAACCTACCTAACTTAAATGAAAATGGTGATATCACACCATTTCGTTTGGCAATGCCTGATGAATGTAAGATTGATGGTGAATCAGTAAAATCTTATAGAAAATATTATAATCTATATAAAAAGGATTTTGCTAAATGGACTAATAGAAGTATTCCTAATTGGTTTATTGATTCAAATGAGTCATTAACACACCCCCAATAGATGAACTAATCATTAATAAATGTTTAATATCTTCTTCAGTTAATTTTACTTTTTCTTTGGTGTAGTCTAAGCCCATTGTACCTATAAATTTACCGTCAATAGTTTTAAGTGCGAATAAGTATCCTGATTTACAACCACTACTTTCTGCAACATCTTTTAAACCAAAAGTTGCAACAGTTTCATCTTTATAATCAGGTATCGAAATGTGATCATTATGGAATAACTCATTTATTGATCTAGAAAATAAATTTACTGGTATATTCTTAAAACTATTTTGTATAGAGTGTATACCTAAACCTACTACTTCATATATAATAGAAAATTTTGCAATTGATTTACCTGTTGGGTAAAAATGACCACCATTGTGGAACTGAGTTATCCAAACTCTGTCTGCACCTAATTTTTCCCTTAACTCTTCTATTTTACTATATATTAATTCACTAACTTTTAGTGTTTCCGCAACCATATCTGGTTTTTTTCTCTTTTCTATCCAATTTTTAACAAGTAACAATGTAATTGGGCTTATAACACCAGTTATGAAGGCAATTGCTATTTCCACCATCCTAAATCATTTATATAATAAATATAATACACAAATAAAAAAGTATAATAATAGGCAAAAAAAAATGGGAGACTAATCTCCCATTTTATACTTAATATATATTATTTCAGAGAATTAATTCTGATGCCGTCCATAACATTTTATTAACTTCTAAATTCTGTTCAATAGAACGAATTGAACGACTTCTAGATCTCCTAACACTACCGTTGTCTTTTGGTGTCACAATTAGAGTACCACCTTGTAACATATTTTCCTGTACTCTATTGAAAACACTCCATAAATCGTTACCAGAATCTTCTTGTCTACGAATAGATAACATTTGGTTAAGGTCTACCATTTTGTCCTCACCCCAACGACTATCAGCAACCATCTTAGCGAAATCATACTGTTGTGTTTGACTAAGTTCTTTAGTCATCATTCTTTGAACCTGACCAACAACTTGCGGTATTTTCTCAGTAGACATATTAATAACACTAAGAATATCTTCTTTTTGGAATCCTTTGTGCATCACTCTGAACTGATCAAATGTCTTATCTGCAATAACTAATCCATTAGAACAAACCAATCTGAAAAGTCCTACGTGAAATTTAAATGAAGAAGAACCATCGTGAGAGTTAGTCAAAAGAATTTCAGGATGTGTGTCACCTATTTCTCTCGCAATGTGAATGTTATTTTCATTTCTGAAACGTAACATATGCTTCTTAAATGGACTTTTATCCTCTTTACCTTTTCTACTTCCTGACTGCATTGCCTTTGTTGGTAACCACCCTTGTTCCCCTAAAATATCAATCACTTCGGTAGTAGGAATGAAGCGATAAACATGTGACAAATGATTTGATGGAGCTTGTGTTAAAGCTGATGGACAAATCGAACCAATTTGATTTAAAGTTAAATAATTCATAGTTTTAAAATTTATATATTCAAATTTAAGGATTTTTTTTTAATCTGCCAAAATTTTATTTAATTTATTTACTCTATTAGTGTAAGTTTTTTGATAAAACTTATCAAACGACTCTTTTGTATAGACAAAACTAACAGGTCCACCCATATATTTATATGCAGTCCCCCAATTCATTCCATTATCTACCATATCTATAACACATATACTAACAGAATATACACTAATACCACTAATATAGACATTAATTCCTGTTTCAGGTGAATACAAATGTCTTTCATAATCTTTACCTTTAGGGGATTCTACAAACCCTCTTTTTTGAAATTCTGACTTTACGTATTCAAATAACTCTGTTTGAAAGTCGTTTTTAAGTGATTTCACTTCCGACTTTAATTCTACCATACGATCAATTTTTTCTAAAATTTCCATAGTATTTGATTTTATATATACAAATTTAAGCGTTTTTTTTAATCTGCCAAACACATTAACCTTTTTTTTTAATATTTATTTTATATTATTAATTTTATGAGAAAATTAAACAGAGTAGAGATAAGAATTCTTACATATTTAGATCAACATTTGGATGATGTTCAAAATAGAAATGAAGCGTTTAGAATATTAAAAAATGATTTAGGGTTAGATTCCAAAGAGGCCGCACACCTATATAGTGTTTGGTATTATAGTAAAGGGGATAAAGATTATAGTGAAGTAGAATATGATGAAAATAATTCACTACTTTCTTTCATAAAAGAAATGAGTTCTCTTAGTAGTGATTCAGAAAGAGATTCATATATAGATATGTTGTATGATGATGAAAGAGATAAATTAGAAAGATTTTATGGTAGTTGGTTTAATATCGAATGTGGTGGTTGGAGAAGTTCGAAACCTTGTATTAGTTGGACTAGTGATGGGGTAACATTAGAATTGGATTACGATGAATGGTCCCAATATTTTTCAGGATTATACGATAATGACACTTGGATATACGATAGATCAATGAGTGATTATGGTTACCCAGAGGAAATGGATAATGAAGAATTTAATTACGCCTACACCAACGATGAAACTATCGAACTATTAAAAGATTTGGCAATAATAAGTGGTAAAAGTCATTGGCCAGGTAAAGATAATAATCCCGAAACTGGTGAAATATCAGATTTTTTAGAAGAAATATTACCTACTGACAAATTCGAAGATATAGTAAATGACTATTTAAGTGAAGTTGGTTATGCTTTAGATAGGTCTAGAAGATATGCGGTTAGAGAAACTTATTCCAATGAAATAAAATACGATACTAATAGTGCCAGTTGTAATTCAGGAAGTCATTGTATTGAAATACCTTACGCTGATTTAATTGATATTGTTGTGGAAAAAGATTTAATTAACTTATCAGATTTAAAAGATGCCGAAATACAACCATATATTGATTTAGAAAATGTATTTTACGATACATGGGTTGAGGGTGATCAAGTAGACGGTATTATTGCAGAACTTAATAGAACATTAAAAAGAACCATAGAAGAAATTGTCGATTCTGAAGATATTAATCTCGAAGAATTAATAAGGGAGAGAGAAAATTTTAATCAATATGTTAAAAAATTAGGTTTTGAAGTTGTCAGTAGTAAAACTAATAAAGGTGACTGGTATCAAAGTAAAGATGATAAAATCCATTTCTACACTAAAGACGTTGACTTTAAAACAAATAAAATTAAATTCACTTACGATGGAAAACCACATTTAGTCCCTATAGAAAATTTAAGTGATTGGGTTCAAGGAAGTGTCTTAGACTTAAACGAAAGTGTTAGATATAAAAGAATTAAATTGTTAAAAGAAGTTAGAAATAAGATAAACAAAATATCTATATTTGATTTCGATGGGACACTTATGTCTACACCACATCCAGAAGAAGGTAAAGTAATATGGGAAAGTAAAACAGGTGAAAAATACCCACATATAGGGTGGTGGAGTAAGCCAGAATCTTTAGATACAGAAATATTCGATATTAAGGCTATATCACCAACGGTTAAAGCTTACGAAAAAGAAAGAAAAAATCCGAATACGTTAGTAATTATGCTGACAGGTAGGTTACCACAACAACACGATCAAGTAGAGGGGTTACTATCTTCAAATCAGATTTATTTTGATGAGTATCATTATAAAGGTAATGGGGATACTTTAGGTAGTAAGATAAATACTATAGAAACTCTACTTAACAAATACCCAAATGTGGATTATATTGAAATGTGGGAGGATAGAATACCTCACGCAGTAGAATTTAGAGAGTGGGGTGAAGAAAACGGTATACCGATTAAAGTTAATTTAGTGTTAAAGAAATAACTATTCGTATTTTTTTGGTGAGGGTAAATCTTTTAAATCATTATAATTGTCATAAAGATAATCCATAATCATATCTTCGTTACGATAATACATATTCCATTTATCGTAACTAAAAAAATCTGGTATTAATTCTTCATCATCATTGTAGTCTAAACTATCTTGCCCTTCATTTATGTAATGATCGTAACACCAATTATAATAATCACTGTCAACCAATTCTCTACGGTAATCAACACCATCACCGTCCACTTTAAAAATTAATGTAAGTATATTATCTGAATCACAAATAATATCAAAAATCTCTTGTATTGTATAATTCATATTCCATTTTGAAAATAAATATGTTAAAATTTAACAATACGTAATTTTATTTTAAATTTTTTACAAAGATCTATCATATGTTTAGTACCCTTACTCTGTCCATCCCAAAAAATAATGGCAGCATCTGCTACTTTAGCCATCTCCTCATTTCTCATATATCCTGCCCGTTTACCATATAAATCCCACATCGCAGGATATTCTTCTAATTTATGGAAGTTTTGGTGAGCGTAGTCCTCACCTAATGAATCAGCACCTTTAGCCTTTCCAGATATAATAGTTATATCTTTTTGATTTTGTAGGAAATAGTCTAATTTATCTGTTAGTAATTTATAATCATTAAATGTCCTACTACCCGCAACTATAATTTTCATTGATCGTTTCTACTTTCTAATTCAATTAACTTATCTAAATATTGTTTCGCCTTTTTAAGATCCTCAATACCATTTTTATGTTTCCATCTAGTAACATATTTAACAATATTTCCTTCAAAAAAATCTAAATTGTGTGAATGGGCATAATCCCACATTTCGATACCCTTATTGTAGTGTAATGGGTGTACAACTCTTTCGTTTGTGTTAATAGGTTTATCCATATATTTTTATTTCAATAATATGGATTTTTTATTTAATTGTCAATATGGTATTAAAATATTGTGTTAAAACCTGATATAATCATATAACTTTGATTATTTATATTTTTTGTTTTTAAATGATCCGATTCCATAGCATTTGATATCATTTCTTTAATCATACCCATTTCATCAAATTCAATAATATTTTCATCTATTGCCTCTTCTATTGTTAATTCTGACATGTTAATGTATTCATAAGGATTATTTGTATAATCTTCATATATTTCTTCATGCCTATAATGGGTATATATATTAATGATGTCTTCTTTTGATGGGACTTTTTCTTTTAAATCTTCTAACTCACCCTCTAAACTTGAGATGTTCATTAATAAATTATTATATTCATCACTTAATTCACTTATTTTAGTCTCTATGTTATCTAAATATTTGGTGTATTCATCGGAATCATCTTCATCATCTATTTGTTGTAGTATAATCATTCTTTCAGATTCCAACCTGTCTATTTTTTTAATTATTGAATTTTTATTTCTATTGTTAATTTTTATTTCAACTTCGTAGTCCACTACCATTTCTTTATTATATTCAATATCTTCAATAATATCCCCACCAATATATTCTAACATTTCATCTGGTGACATATTAGTTATCTCTTCTTTAATTATTTCAGTGATATTGTAATCCAATATTTCCTCATTTAATTTCATATATTTTTCTAACATCCAAATACTATAACTACCAAATTCAGTTTCAAACATTTTTTCTCTAATACTTCTAACTAAATCATTATAAGTCCCAACCTCATATAAATTATTATCAGGTATATAGTTATATATTTCTAAATCATAGATATTTCCCCTAAAAACAAATAATTCTGGATTAACATTTAATGATTCTGCAATCGCCCTAACTTCATTACTATAATCATTTTCTGATGGTACTACCCAATTAATAGATTCATCATACATTCCATCATCCTCAATTGAATTATTTTTATATAACTTTATGACTCTACTAATCACATCTTTATCATCAATATGTAATTCTCTATTTAAAGTTTTATATATATCTGTTGAATTTTTAGATATAGAATTTTTATGTAGATAATTAAGTAATTTTAAATCTACTCTATTGACATCAATATTTTCTTTTATTAGTCTATGTATCTTCATTAGTTAACTTATTTAAACATTCCCATTGTACCAAATTTTGTAACATAATTGTCATAACTTTCTATCTCAGTAATTTCATTTTCCTCAAATGGTAAATCGTCTGAATGAACTTCTTCATATACATCACCATAAGATTTATTTAATACCATATATATTATATCACTATTATTTTCAAAAAAATCTACTATATTATCATCCGAAAAATGATCTGATATAGATTTTTTAAAATCACCTACACTAAGTAAAGTATACTGAATTTCTTCCAAAATATAATATTGTTCTCTATCGTACCATTCACCACTACCATCACAATATGAACAAGATACTACCCCATCACCATCACAATCGTTACATGTTTCAGTTCCAGAACCACCACAGTCTTCACATTCTATTTCTTCCTCTTCATTATCACCTATTTCTATATTTTCTACCCCACTACCATCACAATAACTACATTCTAAACTACCATCACCATCACAATTGTTACAGGTTTCTACCCCACTACCATCACAATCGTCACATCTTAATGTTACATCCCTAATATCTTCTTTAATTTCATCAGCACAAGTTATATACGTTAAAGTATATTCCTCACCCGTAGATAGTTTATCCGTTAAAAAATTATCAACGTTTAAATTTATAATATATAAAAAAATTAAATCATTAACTTGTTTATCTTCTAAATGTAAATCATCATAAAAAAATTTTTTCAATACTTTAAAAGATTTAGTTTGTATCAGTGATTGTTCCAAATAACAATCTTCACAATTTACTCTAGATAAAAAATAATTTTTTATTTCAGGAAAATTACTAGAAAACAAATTTAAACATTTTCTATAAAAAACATTATCTAAACTAGAATGATTAATATCTTCATTTATTAAACTTATCAACTTCATTTTACAATTTTTTTACTTTTACGATCAAATCCCCACTACCTTTTATTACCCTATGGTAAATCCCTTTAGGTATTAATGTTCTTTCAGTTAATGGTGTTGGTAATTCATTATCTATCTGTATCATCCAATCAGTATAACCAACACTCTCAACTATTCTATCTTCCTTATCTCTGTGCCATACCAATTCAGTATTTTCTACACTTTCAGAAAATTTTCTAATATGATAACCATCTACAATATTTTCGTCAAAAGGGAAATTCACACTATTTCTTTTTACCTTTTAATTTATTCATAAAGAAATCAAATACTTGATCAATATTAACTTTTGCTTCAGTTATATGATCATCTGCCCAATCATGACCATTGTTTAAAATGTCATTTACTTTATTAGGATCAAATTCTTTAATCATAATATCTAATTGTCTTCTCATTTGAGTTAGGTTACTAAAAAACATATAATTTTCACCTCTTGATTCTTCATTTAAAGTTTCTCTAACTATCCTATAAAGATCTTTTTCAGTTAATTTTACTCTTTTCATATTTCTATTTTCGTTTACTAAATCATGTTTCGATTTATTATGTACAAATTCATGTTCCTTATCGGTAGCACCAAATTTAACTTTACTTAAATCAATTGACTTTAACCAAGATGGTAATTCCACATAATCTATTGCCTTACAATTATTATTACCCTTTTCATCATTTGTTAAATACCAATAAATCCAAGTCCATTGTTGTTTAGTGAATTCTTTACCATTATTATTGGTAATTTTATACATATTACTACTTTTGTCAAAGGATATTGATGCTTGAAATTTAGTTAACCCTATATCTGGTAAATCAACTTTTAACCCCAAATTACCGTTTCTACTTAATATTTTACAAATTAAAACATCTTTACCACCTATTTTTATATTCTCAGAACCGTAATAAGATGGCGCTCTACCACTTCTATTTGATTCTGTTTGTTTAAACACATCAAATGCATTAAACTCAGGTATTTCTTTTTCTTTTTGTTTAACATTTAACTTTAAAGTAAATGCTGCCTGTTGTCCTGGTATTGGGTATAAATTAACGTCTCTTTTCTCATCAATTACACCTCCAGTATCCATTATTCTAGCGTATACATTTGAGGTAGCACCTTGAGATGGGAATGCTTTAAGTATCGCATCTTTCAACGCATTACCCCTACTAGTCGCATAACCTAAATTCTTATCTCTATTTTTTTCACCAGACAATTCTTTATCTGATTTACCAACTTTTTCTATTTTAAAAGGGTCACTAGCATTAGTATTTTTAAAATCTGCATTCATTGGACCGTTTAGGTAATTACTTGCCCCACCATAAACATTAACCAACATAACGCCAGTAACTTCTAATCCTTTCTTATCTAAATCAGTTTTAATTTTTTGTATCGCATTATTTATCGCAACTTCACTCTTAGTTACATCAAAAGTAATAAATCCTTTTACATAATGTTCATTAGGTTTGTCTTCCGCTGGTATCGAATTTATTATCGGTTTAGAAAAATCTAAAGCCTCACCTATTAAAAATCTCCTAAATATTTTATCCATAATATTATACTCCTTGTTTTATTGAAGCCTCCTGAGAACTAGATGCAGTTTGTGGTACACAATCACCCATACTATCATCTGACATTATAGTCATAAGTCCTCCTATGAAATCAGTCATTATTGAATTTGCCAACCCACCTGTTTTCTCACCAAACTTTTCTCTTATACCATCAGATATAATTGTTAACATTTGAGCACTTATAAATCCACCACCTACTGCTTTTAAAATAGTTTTTGCTATCGATTTTAAGAAACCTTTTTGTTGTCCGTATCTACGATACAACATTTCAATAGCATCATCAATCGTAAAATTATTTGATTCTTCCTTAGTTAATAAATTATTAGTAATTAATTCATTTTTCATATCCTCATGAATTCTTTGGAATAAATCATATACCTGTTTTTTAACAGGATCCATTCTTTCTTTAGCCAACGTACCAGGTTTTCTACCTTTTCTACAATCTTCAGCATTTAAATCCTCTAACTTACCATAAAGTGAACCTAAAGGTTCTACTATCGCTTGTAGTTGGGTTTTATAATTAGATAAATTTGCCGATTTCATTTTTGTAGTAAACTCTTCTAACGACTTTTCAACATCACCTGAATTAACTTCACCAGATTGTTTCTGATTGTTATTTGCAGTATTTGTTTTACCCTGTGAAGGATTCGTTGTCTTATTTTTACCAAATCTAGATAAAATAGTTTTTGCCTTATCTAAAAAATTTTCGGTAACTAAGGATTGATTATTTATCAATCTTCTAAATTGTCTTTCAGTAATTATAATTTTCATAATATTGTTTTTTTTACCACCAAGTGCCACCACCTGATAATCCTAATTGTTTTGCATATCTAGGTAATCTACAACTCCAGTAACCTGCACTACATTTATCATTTTTTTGTGGGCAATTATGTCTATCAGAGAATGCCTTTCTCGCTTTAGGGTCTCTTAACTTAACTGCCAACGCTCCACCACCTGATTTTGCACCAAATGATATCTTTCTAACGTTCCCATTACACATAACATAAACGTAGAATTTTTTTGATCCACCTCTTTTAGGTTTACTAAGTTCTACTTTTTTACCCCTATATTCTGCCTCATTTAAATCGTAATATTCATTTGGTATGTCTAACCAAACTAATTTACCTTCATATATACCTTGTTTACCAATGTCAGTTTTAATTATTTCTAAATCATTATATGATAAATCTACTTTACCTTTTTCATATAAATCTCTAACTTCATTGATTAGATTAAAAAATGATTCACTACCATATCTATAAACAGTCTCAGTTAAAGGAATTTGATTATCTACATGATATTTTAAACCTTCACTAATGATAGTTCTACTTTCAGTTAATAACATTCTATCGTAGTTTAGTGATTCATTCTTTTTAGATTTATACCCTTTTATTTTAATTGGACTCGGAGATTGACCTTTACCTGATTTACCATCAGTTTTTTCTCTTTCTCTTTTACGTCTACAAGCCGAATCCTTTGCAGATTGACTCATATTTGCAGCAACACTCTTTGCCCTACAAACAGGGTAACCACCTTTATCAGAATCACCTCTACCACATTCAGGATGTCCTCCACCCTCTTTTTTTCTACATATATTAACCCAAGGTCCTTGTGGTTGTTTACTACCTTTACCTTTTTTCTTAGTACCAAACCATACCGCCAAATCCTCATGTATTTTTATATCATGAAACGAATCTAAATCTTGTGCCATTTCTGGTGACCAAGATTCATTGGCTTTACCAGAACAGTAACTACCACTACATCTTTTATTACCATCTAAACCAGCAATTTCACCTTTACATACCTGAACTGCATGTCCATTAGCGTATGCTGACGGATAAACATCGTACTTAGATTTTGCAGAACTTATACCTCTAGCACATAGTTTATTTTTCTTTTTCTTCCTACCTTCAGTTAAGTTTTCTGCATCTTCTTCATTTTCTTCTTCTTTATGGCTTGATGGCATGATAGAAATATCATATTTATTTAATATCTTTTCTAACGCAATTGGTATTGCCATAGACACCGCACCCATACTCATAACCGCAACTATTTTTGCAATATCTTTAGACTGGGATTTTAAGAATTTTATATCTCTTTCAGAAACTTCTTTCTTTGAAAGTAGATTACCTAAAATTTTTACTGCCTCTACAGTCTCCAATTTTTCTCTTTTTGCAATACTAACAAAATTTTTCCATGAGTTATACATATCCTCTTTTTTATTTTTAAAAAAAGTTTTTACCTTTTCACCAAGCTCATTAACCATTTTAGGTTCTTCTTCTGAAAATAACCCTGTCGATTTACCATCAAACCTCATTTCATTAAACAATCTTTTATATTGTTCTTTATTTAATATCCCCATTTTATTTATTCCATTTGATATATGTAATATGTTTTGCCATCATAATCTTGATCTCTTTCATAACCGTCATAATATGATAGTGTATTACCCCTATCTTCATTTTCTGCCAAATAAGTTATTAACCCCGATTTATCAAAACTATAAAAAGAATCTATTGCTTGAGACATAGTATACCCCATATTATGTATAAAATAGTCTAACCCCTCGTTTTCAATTTCCTCCTTTTTATCTTCCGTATATTTATCCAATAATTCCTCTTTAGCATCATCTAATAAAGAATCTAATCGACTTTGTTCATTTTCTAATTGTCTTTCTAAATCTTCTAAATCAGAATTCAGTTCTCGTATTTTAATACTAATAGAGTCGATATCTGAATCGTTTTCCCCCTCTTCATTATCATCTTCTAAAACACTCATTTCATTATCTAAATCAGATATTTCATCTGTAATTTCTTCTATCCTTGCCTCAATTGATTCTATTTCATCTGTAATTTCATCTTTATCGTATCCCGATTCACTTAAAATATCATCATCATCCAAATTATCTATCATAATTTGCGCTTCTTGAGTAGCCAATTCATCCAATACGTAATAATCTAGTTCAATAAAGTCCTCTAGATCCCAAGAATTTAAGTTTTCTATACCATTATCATCTATCCAACCATCATAATATTCTTCCATCGCCCTATTTGACTTATAATCATCCCCAACCGCGTATACTGAATCATCTTCTAAATCTTTATATACATTCAACCCATAATGGGAATATGGTTCTTCTATAATGAGTGATGGTGGTAAATTTAACGATATTGATAATGCGATGTGTTCATTATCATAATTGGAGTAATCATCTATATTTTCTAATTCAGAATCACTCAAGTCGGCATAATTACCATCTTCCCTAAAACTGTTTATAAATAAATGAGTTAATTCACTTTTTAATTTTGTGTCAGAAATGTTTAAGTCTTTAGTTAAGAATGCCCATATTTCTGAAACATCATCAGTTTCACCCAAACTAATTGTCATTGCCCTTAGAACCCTTTTATGTATTGGTTGAATTGTATTTTCTAATATAAGTTTACTTAATTTCATATTTATTAATATTTACATTTATATTAATAAATATTACTTTTATTAATAAAATAAACAATATTAAAAATTTTAATTATGTTAATTATAAATGTTAAGAATGGAGGTATTGAAAGATCCCTTAAAGAACTTAAAAATAAATTTATGAAAACCAATATGGGTAAAGAATGTTTATTAAGAAAAGAATTTATAAAAAAATCAATCAAAAAAAGATCTGATTTACAAAAAGCAATATACACTCAAAATAAAAAAAGAAATAACGATTAAATGGAAGAAAAAGTTTTAAGTTTATTAAATGAACAAATATGGTTAGAGAATAGGGCATCCTATTATTACTTAAACCTATCTATTTTATGTGACTCAAAAGGATTTAAAGGTATGTCTAAATTTTTTAGGGAACAATCTAATGAAGAAAGAAGACATATGTTGACTATATGTGATTACATTTTAGAGTGTGATGAGACACCAATTATACCATCGAATACATTTTTAGATTTAGATGAACTAAGTTTTGACAATATTTTAAAAATTTTTGAGGATAGCCTTTTTAATGAAAAAGAAATCACTAATTCATTTTATAATATTTTAAATGTTTGTAATGGACTAAATGATTATAGAACTGAAAACTTTATCCATTCATTCATTATAGAACAAAGGGAAGAAGAATCTAAATTCAAATCTTTAGTAGACGAATTAAAAATTATAGGTAGTAACACTACGAGTGGGTTAGGGTTATATGTTTTTGATAAGAACATATCTTAAATTATTTTTACATAAACATAAAGATAATCCAAAGACTCTACAAATTTTATGTCACCACTTAACCCCTTTTTTTTTGCCTTAAATTTATAACCATCATAAATTTTATCAAAATTACATTGTAATTCTTCAGATTTTATTTTACCTAAATAAAATAACGCCTTATCATTTTGTTCGATATTTTCCATTTCGCACCCATTTCCATATAAATATATGGGATGGGTGAAATGGTTTGTAATTTATGTCGTAATTTATTATAAAATATTATTGTCGTTTGTTTCATCATGCATCTGTATTATTCTACCTAAACCACCTAAAGTAATATTCCTAAACCTATCATAATCAACGTTATTTGCTAGACGAGGGAGATCATCTTCATCCTCAACCACTGGTAAGTCAACAATATATTCGTTACGTACTGCAACAGGTTCTAAACCAAATGAACTACTATTACCTTTAGTGTCTTCATCTTTTAATGTAATTAAAAATCCCCTATTTAGTAGTTCAATATCCGAAAATGATCTTAATTTCTTTTCATAATTCTGAATAAATAATATATGATTTAACCTATTGACTAATATATTACCAATACTTTTATGGTACTCACTCGTCTCTTTATTACAATAAGAAAGTATCTGAACCATTTTATATGTCATTTCATTTTCTGATAACTGAATTTCTAATGCAGACATATTATTAGGGGTAATCAAAACAAATATTTTTGTTTTACCTGTTTTAATTTTACTTTTATAATTTTGACCAGGATTATTAATACAATTTTTAAGTTTATTTCCCGCCCATCTTAAATCTAATACACTAGTTAATTCTTTAATTTTTATATCGTAAGGTAGATTTAAATCACCGTATTCTGTTGGTTTGGTGATGTCTTCACCGTATTTTTTCTTCTCCTTAGTTAATTCACTCAACATATTATCATATGTTGGTTTAAAAAGAATATTACGAGTTAATAAAGATTTTTGTAATAATGGAGATATCCATTCACCGTCAGAATTAAATAACTTATTTATATCTTTAACTAATGTATACGTTTCTTGAACATTCATATTAAATTTATATGAAACAAATAATATCCATCTTTCTGAATCAACATACTTTTCAATATAATCAATATGTGATTTATCAAAATCACAATTATGAAATCCTTTATTGATTAGACAAAGCATTTTACAGAAATAACCATTTTTCAAAATTATCTCAGCCTTAGATTTTTGTTTCTTACCTATACTACCAGAAATTAATTTATACGCTGACATAAAAGTAAGTGGGTTAAATGACAACCCCTCCAATATTGAGAATATTTCAACGTTAGATACAGAATATTTTTTAGGTGTTAGTGTCCAAATAACATCATTAAATTTTGCCCATCTACTTAATATTTCTTGCGGTACACTGTAATTAGGTATTAACCAATTAACCTTTTCATTGGAATCTAAATCGTTATTTTTAGGATCATTTCTTAATTTCCATAAATCCCTTTTGTGATCAAAATATTTAGAAATTGTGAAATATTCTTTAATATTAGTTCGATATTTCAGATACATTTCTTTATATTTTGAACCAAAATATATACCAAAACTCCTTACAGTCATTTTGTTAATGTTTTCTAGAATTAGTGGTTGACTCAATAATTCCATACACTTCTCAATATCACAGTAACAATCCAACTCATCCATTTTTTTAAATAATCTGATTGCAGTATGTGAAGGAGTATAAATTGCGGTAACTTCTAGTTGTTTATTATATAAGAAGTTTTTAAACTCTTCAGTATAGATAAGTTTATTCGTACTTAAATCAATACCTACCTGACAACAATTAAAATCAAAACCACTTAACACATAAGTGTAGTCTGTTTTAGGTGTATCTGTATTAAATGTCTTTTTAATATAGATAGTATTTAAGAAACCCTCTCTTTCCACCCTATCAATACTATAAGTTGTATATGAGTCATATGCCATCTTAGTGATCATATAACCATCACCCTCAATATTTAATGAATTAGATCTTATAGGTGTGAAAGATCTTGAGTTGTACTCATTAGTTTCAATAAAAATATCTAAATCATTTACTGGGTAATCACCACCCCAAACCATTTTTAAAATAGTATTAGCGACTGCACCTCCAGCCAAAAATCCTGCGTTAGGTATGTAATCATATTTACTTAATTCGGTAAGTATTTCACTCACTAACGATTCTTTCTCTAAAACATTATTTGTCATCTCTATCATTTTTATAGTTTTTATACAAAAAATAAGAAGGTATTGTTATACCCAAAAATAAAATAATATATAATATTACTGGAAATATAATTATAATTGTTATGAATGAAAAAAAACATATCACCGCAATTAAACTATAATGCTTCATTTTACTTCTATCAATATCATCAAAATCAAACATACTATATAATATCTTCTAAATAACTTTTAACTTCTTTAACCATTTCATTTTTACTAGCACCAACTTTAATCATATCAGATAATAAATCAACAATTTCGTATGAAATGTGTTCAATATATAAACTTTCATTTATATCAACATCGTCTTCATCGTTATCGTCATCCATAAATGGTGAATAACTATATTGATTAGTTTCAGTGATTAATTTTTTATTGTGGGTATACTTAACAGTACCTAAGTGGTTAATTAATTTTTCACCCGCTATTAAAGATGACTCAACTTCTTTAACTACCACATACTCAAAATCGGTATGTTGTCTATAGTATCCACAACCTAAATTAAGACAATTAAAATCATACTTAGTTGATAATTGATTTACGTCTGTAAATGGATCTCTACTAAAATTTGTGTAACCAGATTCTTTTAAATTATTTTTTATAATTCCTTTAAAATCTTCATCAAATAATTTAACCCCCCAACAAACTTCAGTTATCCAGTTACTAGATGGTGCATCGAATTGGATTGCATATCCAACATTTGAGAAAAAGTTGTCATCAGATTGTTTAGAACCTAACATACCTATTTCTTCCTCAACAAAAAACGCACCTTTTAATTTGTCGAATTTTTTGAATAATTCTAAACAAACATAAACACCACATTTGTCATCACCACCAATACCTGTTTGTTTATCTGTTTCAGGATGATATGCAGTTAACACACCTAAATTATCTTCTTTGATGGATAGTCTAACTTTGTTTTGAATTAAGTTGTTATGTGTTCTATGTACAGTGTCCATATGAGAAACCACACATGGGTAATATTCTTCCGTAGAATCTAACATACCTTTACAAAGATAAAGATTACCCTTTTTATCACTATAATGTTCTATACCGTGTTTCTCTGCGAATTCAATGATGAAGTCTCTAACCATACTTTCATCTCCCGAAATTGAAGGTAATGATAATACCTCCTTTAAAAAATCTAAATTCATATCTTATATTTTATACAAATTTAGTAAATAGTTTTAGAAAAAACAAATTTTTGGGGTTATCATTTACAAATATTATTTTTTAACGATATTTATATATATAATAACAATTATCAAAAAATTACGAATATGGGTTGTGGTTGTAAAAACAAAAAGCCAGTTGCTAAACCAGTTAATGAATCTAGTACTACACAAAGTACTACTCAAACAAATAACGGTGGCAACTAATTAAGTTAGTTGGTTTGCGGGTCCTCTAGCTGGTTCAACCGACCAAGGTGAATTGTCTATTGGATTCGCAACACCTCTAGTTACATCTTTAAGTGGCCAAACACTAGCAGTTCCTCCAGCAGGTGCGTCTCCACCCTCTTCCTCATCCAATATTTCTTCATCAAACTGATTTGTGTAATCATCTACACCTATACCGTATTCAGTTACTACTAAACCATATCCACCTTCTTTATCGTAATACCCTAAATAAATTCCTTTATCGTCATAAACTACTGTTTCGTAAGAATTACTATCAAAGTTAAGTCTTTTAGGTTCATTATTAACCCATTTAAGAATTTTTTTATACCATCTTTTAGGATCTTTGATTGTTTCACCAAACTCCCTAATTAATATTTTTTTATATTGACTCTCTGTAATTATAATTTTCATCACCAATTCCTTTCTCTATTGTTAATAACATTTAATAGTTTAACTTTTATATTTTCTTTTCCAGTTGTTTCTATTATTTGTTTTTCTAAATCCCAAAAAAAACTACCTACATCGGCAGTATCAAAAATAGTATCGATATAAATAATCAACCCAATTTCGTTATCAAATGCAGTTGCAACATTAACACTTTCTATAATATCTAAAGTTTCGCAATCGACATCTTCATCAGAATAATCCCAATTTTCATCTTCTGTAGAATTTCCACAAATATTCATTAAATTACTCAATGAGATATCTACTATTTTTTGATAAACAGTTAATAATTGACTTTCTGTTATTAAAACTTTCATTTTTTTAATGTAATATATTGGTTTATTTCTTCTGATGTCCAGTCGTTACTAAAGTCCCTTAAAATATCTTGTGCCATATCTATTACAAGTTCCGTATCATCAACATCCCAATCTAAATCAGGATCACGATTATACCTCGTATTAGGTAAATTTATCCCATTAAAATTATCATCTACAATCTTTGACACTGCGTTACTCAATGCCTCTTCGGCTGAACCAGCTTTTACTGTTATCTCATAATCAAGAAAAGTCCTACAATAAACTGTAGTAGGTAAACCAATACTAATTACGTAATTACCTTGAAATTCTAATGGTTTACCCAAAAACGATTCGTATTCGTTATCTGATAAATTTTTAAATGTTTTTTCGTAATTGTAAACTATTGTAGTCGCATCCACATCACTTAAACCCCAATCATTTTTTAATTCTTTAATTGTTTTATCGGTATTAGTATAAAATTTATTTAAAGATCTCATAATCTTTAATATTTTTGGTGTGATGGTACTACCTACAGACAGTTGTTCACTATCTTCTTTAAATAGTTTTTTATACTGCGTTTCAGTTAGTTTAATTTTCATTAGTTTTCTGTTTCTTCTTTTTTATTTTTGTGTCTTAAAGAACCAATAGTCTCAACTACATTTAGAAATTTACCGCCAAAAGTATAACCCGCAAATAATACCATTGCGTACTCTAAAGCATCTATAATAATTTGAAATCTATCTAGATCAAGTGTACTATGTTTAGTAACACCTTTAAACATTAAAACACCTAATGTTATATAATACGCAATAATTGCCCACAACAAATATATTCTACTTTGAGAATAAACTCCCTTTTCTGTAAGCATATCTTTAAAAATTTTCATAATAAGTTTAATTTTTTTACCCATATATAAAACATTAACTTTGTTATTAATATAAATATCTTTAAAAATAAAAAACCCAACTAATGTTGGGTTTAATACTATAAAATCTCTTTTATTTTGGTTGTTAAGACGGATTCACTTAGAATTCCACTATTCCTCCACACCTGTTTACCTTCTTTGACTACTACCAAAGTAGGGATACTTCTTATTTGAAATTGTGCCGCAACGTTCCTATTTTCATCAATATTGATTTTGACTACTTCTACATCATCGTTATTTTTTTTAAAATTTTCGATGATAGGGTTCATCATTCTACATGGTCCACACCACTCTGCCCAAAAATCTATTAGTACAGGTTTTTCCGATTGTAATAAAGTTTCTAATTCCATTTTTTTATTTTTTCAATTATTATTTATTATAAATATAAAAGGGGGAATAAATCCCCCCGTCTGAAACACTATTTTTATTTATTTTACCTCTAACACCTCTACGTCAAAGAATAACTTTTTACCAGCCATAGGATGATTGGCATCCAGTTTAACCCCTTCTTCGGTGATTTCGGTTACAACAACATTTATTGTACCTCTGTCACTTTCTGACATTAAGTAGTCACCAACTTGAACACTTTCAGGTACTCTATCTGAAGGAACTACTGTTACCAAACCTTCCATATACTCACCGTAACCGTCTACTGGTTCGATTTCAATAGTTTTCTTTTCTCCCTGATTCATACCCAATAAACCTTTTTCAAAACCTAAAATTAGTGATCCTTGACCTAAAACAATGTTTAAAGGTTCTCTACCTTCTTCTAAAGAAGTGTCAAATACTGTACCGTCCTCAAATCTTCCTGTGTAGTGGACAACTACACCCTTACCATTTTCTACTATCATCGTTTAATATTTTATCTAATATTATTAATTTTTTATGATGAAGTAAAGTATTTATAGAAAAAAATGATGTTAGTTGTATGAGAAAATTAATAAAACAAATATTGAAAGAGGAATTATATAAAAATTTAATTACAGAAGGTAAAGGAGATTTTATTGCTAAAACCAAAGATTTAGCACTTAAAAATATGGATACATATAAAATACCTGCCAGTATTACTATGGCTCAGGCCGCACTAGAGAGTGGATGGGGTAGAAGTTTATTACCTTCTAAATATAATAATTATTTTGGCGTTAAATGTCACAATGCCTCAAATTGTGTATCATTAAAAGATGCGGATGGTAATTTGGCAGAATGGAGGTCTTACGATAGTATTGCCGATTCGTTTGATGATCACGGTAAATTCTTAACTAGTAATCAAAGATATAGTGAATTATTTAGTTTACCTATCACAGATTACCAATCTTGGGCAGAAGGTTTACAAAGATTAAATTATGCGGGAAATTCTACAACATATGCAGATAAACTAATAAGAACAATTGAGGCTAACGACTTCAATTTATTAGATATGTCAAAAACAAAACAAAAACCTAAAACCCCAAATGTTGTAGGTAAAAAAGTTTATCCTAAAAAATCTAATGGGTATGTTAACGTAAGAGAAGGGGCTTATGTAGATTCAGGGTTTTTCGACAATTTAATGACTAGGATAGAATATCCATCATTAGTGGGTGTAGTTGAAGGTAAAAAATTAGACGATAAATCAAATATGTGGTACTACGTTAGATTAGAAAAACATGTTGATGATTATAGATATGGTTGGGTTAGGTCAGATGTGGTAGATTTGAAATAATTATAACTTTATTTCAAATCTATCCCTCATTAATTTAATTTTATCTTCAGGAACATTATGTACGTTTGTTCCCCCATGTCTATTTTCTACAATGATAGTAAAAACCATATAACCATATTTTTCTGCTAATTCAAAATAAGGTTTCATTTCCCATTCTTGTGTGAATGTATTTGATACAACTATCCTATCTATGTTTACTTGCTCCCCATCCGTTTTCATCCACGCCTCTGTTTGAGTTTGACAATAATTGTGAGCATTATGTAATTTCGAAGCATCGAATTTATATTCCCCATTAGAATCAATAAAATATTGATCCGATTCTATCTGAATACCCCCTAATGTTTTGGCGATTGTACTTTTACCTGAACCAGGTATCCCTCTTACAATATATAAAATTTTATCTTTCATTTTTTAAAATATATGTGTTCTATTATGATTAGAATTAATAGGCATGTTAACGGTATCCATAGTGGAGAGGTAATCCACCACCAACTCCAATCGATATTATTAGTTAATTTTAATACCATAAAAATAAGAAAAAGTATTGTACCTAATCCTATTCCATTATTCGAATTTTTATTATTTATATTTTTCATATTCTTTTTTCGTGATGATCTTTCGGTAAAGTTAATTTTTTAATTGGTTGATTTTTAACGATAGATATTACCTCATCTAAAGTTATAGGATATAGTTTATTACCGTCCACCCCAACGTCCAATGACTTTCCATCACCTAACCTTAAATTAGGTGGTAAATGAACATGTCCATGTAAATGAACTACACCATCATTCATACTGTCCCACGATGCGATTGGGTAATGCATACATACAAAAGAATATTTATCCATCATACCCTTACCCAAATTTGATTGTCGGCGAATATCTAAAAACAAATAGTCGTTAGTTGAAGAGAATATGTCTTGTATATTATCTTTATTTCTACGAATATGGTGATCGTGATTACCATAAGTTAAATGAACGTTCTTACATACTATTCTGTTACGAAATTCCTCAATCTTTTCAAACCCACCAAAACTCCAGTCACCTAAATGAATTAACACATCATTTTCACCAACAACTTCATTAATGTTGTTAACTAATGTATCATTCATATGGTTAAGTGAATTGAACTTACGAGTTAAATTCTCCGCACCTTCCCAACTAGTTGTTGAAGAACAAATATTAGAGTGATTGTAGTGGGTATCACTCGTAAAAAATAATCGTTGTCCTTTATCTAATACTATTTTCATAACACAAAATTACAATTTTTTTTTATTATCCCAAACTATTAGGTAAATATAATAGTGTTGGGTTCTTTTTTTGGATGTCTATATCAGGATATTTCTCTTTAAATTTTTTAACATCAAATTTTTTAGTGATTAGATGGTGTCCATTTTTTGTAGGTATTACTGATTCTAATTTTGGACCAACTAAGTATCCATTAGGGACACCAGCCACATCAAAATTAACTTTAGTATATGGTTCACATTCATATTCGATGAAATATATCATTATCGGACTTGGTGTATGACTACCATCAATATCTATAATCCATCTCTTTTCATGTGTTTTAATTTGTCCCACAACAGAATCAAATAAACCTTGTTGTTTATCTACACCATCCCTAATACGTTCCGCTAGTGTGGATAACATATTAAGAGATACATCCTTATGATTTTGTTTCTGAACATGAATATATGCCCTCGCCTTAAACATTTCACAAAGTTGTTTAATTTCATCATATCTCTTTTCAATATGTTCAATAGACTCTATACAATAAGTTTTGATTGTCCTTACCGATTGATGGTTATCTCTTTCACCTTCAGGTTGATCCTTTTTACGTTTAAAAACATATAACATATAAAAGTCACCTTTATCTGTAAAATTTAATAACGGTTTTATTAGTTCTAAATTGTCTATCATAATTTTCTAAATTTTGGTTTTAGTGCACTCCATATAATTTTATCGTAATCTTTACCATCCCACATTGCAAACATAATTGCTTTTACGATAGGTTCTTTATCTTTAATAAATTCTGCAAACTCTTTTTTAGTAGGTTCAGGATCCTTATCCCCATATTTACCATACCTAAAATAATCATAAGTTTTACCTAGTTGATTATAATATTGATACCATTGGTAACTTAACTCACTGACATATAATTTAATTTTATTATAAAATTCATCAGGTACGTCTTTAATTAAATCTTCTATATTACCACCAGTAGATAAAACTTCCCATATCGCAGTAGTTGATGCGTTAGTCATTATTTTGTGTAATCGTAAGTATTCAACACCTTTCACTTTTATTCTATCACCATTAGAGAAAAGTACCACAAACCCCTCAGCATCATCTCTAACCATTCCTTTTAACACAGAGTAATCTGTTATCCCATCGTATTGTTTAACTACCTTTAAACCTAAATTATTAACTAAGTTTTGTATTCTTATATCAGATTCACCATGTAAACTAACTTCGTAACCGTCTTTAGTGTTTACCACACCAAGTAATACTACGTCTTCATAATCATATGAGCAAACTATTCTGTTGTCTGAGTATATAATTTCAAATAAGTAAGTGAAATCTTTGTGTAATTTATTGTAATCATATTTTGTTAACATTTCCATACCTTTCACCGCCTGATCAGAAGTGAATGAACCACGAGTCGCCATTACCCACTCACCATTATAGTTGAATAATATACCCAAAGAACCATCCATTTTTTCATATACTTTGAAGTTATTAGTCGGAGTGTGTTTACCTTCTTCGACATTAAAGAATTTTCTGAATGGTCTTGCGACTATATTACCATCTTCATCAGTTACCAAACCTCTACACATCAAAGTCACATCATCCCATAAGTTTTCATACTGAACTTTTTCAGTATAGTTCCATATAGTTAATGGTAAAGTTGGATGTACTTGTTTATACAATAACCCATCGTTGTAATATTTTTCTAATGTCTCTTTCATATAACAAATATAGTCTTTTTTATTTAATAAAAAAACCCACAAATGCGGGTTTTTAAAAATATATGTTGGTTGATTTTATTTTAAAGTAGTAAAATCTATATTATTATTTTTATCCCTACTAAAAATTATATGTTGTGCCCTACCATCATTATGAATGATAACATGTGACTGTAACCACCCACTAGGTCCATTATTATAACCAACCCTTAACTTAGTACTGGTACCTACTGCTAATGCCCCATCTTTACGTCCAGGTGAATGATAATGTCCCACAACAATTTTAGTATTCAATTTACGAAACTGAGGTAAAGATCCTCTACTACCATTCGAACCAACATCACCATGTTGCCCTAATTCCCAATTCTTAACTTTATAAGAATCGTTTCTACCTAGTGTAATATATTTAGGATATTTTTCGTTGATGATGTCTGGTATAACTCCTTTAACATCGCTAGGGTTATTACCGTATTGTTTTAAAAGTCTAGAACTTAAATCCATATAAAGTGGTGCATTTTTAAATGTAGGTTGTTTCTTCCAATCTTCATTCTTCAACCACCTATCAACAAAGTCATCATGATTTGAACGAACAATAACAACATTTTCATATTTGGTGAAACGATTTAATTGTTCCATCATTTCATCTATTTCCTTACCCAAATCATTAGACCCATTCATTTCTTTACCATACTGCACAAACGGATCTTTTATTTGATGATGACTTATAGAATCTCCGTCAAATACATCATGTAATATAACGTGTTTAGGGGTTAGACCGTCCATCAAGTCAAAAGTAGAATCTAATACATCTTCATCGTGATGTCCATAGTGAACATCACCTAAAATTATTGCCGACACAGATGAATTTTTACTGATAACACCTTTTTCTACTCTATAATATAAATCAGAAAAACTACCACTTTTATCATCTGCAGTCACTTGTCTAACAAAGAATGTATCTTCATCTTTAATTTCAACAATAACAAAACCAAAAGTATGGTGAAATTCACCTTTCTTACCTGATTTAGAATCAGTATAATTCTTTTTAGTTATAGCCCCAGTAGTTAACATCATTTTAGGTTTTTGTTTAACTAAAACGGGAATTGTTTCTAAATGCACTTTTGGTGATCCAAATATGCAAGAATTAATCCCACTTAAACCTTGTAAACCTGTCATAGGATCAACTGCAGTAGGTTGTATCTTAACATCGGATAGAATAGATACATATTTATGTATATCATGTCTATTCGCATCTAAATACTTAACTACCTTATCATCCCAAAATTCATTATTTTCTTGATTGTTAGTCCATACTGACGTTGGGTTCTTATATCTACCAGCAATAACATGTATGTCTGCATCCAAATGTTCCGCATACGCCTCCATATTAGTTAGAAGTCCATTATGGACAGGTGTGTTATTTTGAGCCCAAGTAATTAAAAATATTTTTTTATCTTTATCATACTTTTTTAATTTAGCCGCCTCAAATTGTTCTGATTCCTTATCAACCTTTTCTTTAAAATTAAATTTTTCTGAACACCATTTCCTAACAGTTCTTTCTGATCTATTAAAAAAGTTAGTTAGAATAGACATTCTCTCATCCCACTTTAAATTTTTATCAGTGTAGATTGAATAGGCATACTCTTTGTCTTTTTCTGTTACATCTTTAAACTTCATATATTACTATTTTTTTTTAAGTATAATTATAATTTTGATTAAAATCAATAGATTATAATTCGTTAGTAGGTTTCAACCACATTCCTTTTGAGAATACCAAATCTAAAAATCCTGGTATGTAAGATTCTTCAACGGTATGAAGTAATCTTAAAGATAGTGGAGTATTGTGTTTCATCATCTTAAAGATTTCTTCTCTCATTCTTTCAACTGAAACAGTTGTTTGCAATTTCTCTAATATTTCTGGTTGAGCCATCGCATCCCATATTTTAAAGTCAATATGAAATCCTTTTGTTACTGAAAATCTTAGCGCCCTCAAAATTCTTAACGGATCGTCCATCATTGTTATATCTGGGTTTACTGGAGTTCTAAGAATACCGTCCTCAAGATCTTTAAGTCCACCAAATAAATCAATTAGGTTACCGTATTCGTCTTCAGCCATTGCATTCAACGTAAAGTCTCTTCTAACCAAATCGTCTTCTAATGTACCTAATTCGAGAATTGGTTTTCTTGTTCCTGATGAGTAACCAACTTCCTTTCTAGCCATTACGAAGTCGGCTACTAAACCTTCATTTGGGTGATTTTTAGGAAATTTGGCTCTAATTGTAAACATCTCAGGTGTGGATAGAAATATAGTAAACTCGTTATGAGTTAACCAATCAGACATAATCTGAAATCCTTCTTCTACAGTCCTATCTATATTATCTAGAACAAACGTATAATCTATATCCTTAGAATCAACTCCTAATATACTATCTCTTACACAACCCCCTACTTTATATATCTTAGGCATAATTACTCTGCTAATAAACCAACTCTTTCAATAAGATTCCAAACTCTTTCTTTGTATAAATCAACTGTTTCATTACCAATTTCAGATATACCTCTATCAGTCATTTCTGATAAATACTCTAAAAGTTCTCTACTAAAACTATCAATTTGTTCAATAGTGAATTCTTCTTTTTTAACACCTGCTTTTAAGATTTGGTACTTTACCACAACCATTCTTCCCAATTTTATTCCCATAATAATTTAATTTATTTATACGAAAATAAATAAAATATTTTAAAGTACCAAATTTTTAGATAATTTATACTGGTTATAAATAAGGATGATAGTGATGAGGTACCCGTCTCGCCTCATTCTTAACGGCTTCTTCTGAGTTTTATCAGTGCACTGGCCGAGGGTGATGAATCCCTAATCCACTATGGATTGTCGACATCCGTTGAGTGGGGGAAACCACTATCAATATTTTAATATATGTGGTCCTTGTTGGAATCGAACCAACCACCTACTGATTATGAGTCAGTTGCTCTAACCGAATGAGCTAAAGGACCAAAACGGATAAATTTATGTGGGTTAACTGAATGTATCGAATTGGTTAGTCACCACATTCATTATTAACTTTCTGAGGATAAAAATACTTTTTAATCTCAAATCTAGCATTCCGTATATTTGTAACTAAACCAAATTTATTAACCCCATTTAATTCCTCCTCTAAATGAGCTGCCGCCATATCTAAATGATCCAAACACCCACTAATGTGCCCATCGTACCTTATATTCAAATCGCGTTTTAATCGTCTTTTTAAATCTCCTTTCCAAAGACCTTCATTAATTTTTAATCTGTGTTTATTCATAACTTTACAAATTTTTAACTATAATATACAGATCTTTTTTTTATCTGTCTTATTTGATATTTAACACTTGATTTTAACTTACCACTTGTCGATCTTCTCCTCACCTTTTGAGTTTTACGAAACATCTTATCACTTTCACGTATTCGTTCTAACCTCCTCTTATCTTCAAAAGTCATTCCCACATAACAAGAATCCACCAAAACAACCAACATCAACAACAACAAAATTTTTACCACCTCTCAACATTTTTTATTTGAAGTATAAATAGATTATAATCATACTAACTAAAATTATTCCACCTCTCAACATAAACAATGTATTACTCATCTTTCCCTCTACCAAATTAAAAGATTTAGTGATTGTCAACCCAATCAACCAACACAACAAAAAGAAAAGTCCCACTTTCCCAATAACATACAAATATTCCATATTAATAAAAATAATAATTTTAGTGGATAAGGTAGGATTCGAACCCACATTCAACAACCTTTTTACAGGACTCGGCACCTTGCCTCATTACGTCCTTACCCACTTTAGCACTCCCACGGAGAATCGAACTCCGATTTTCAGGATGAAAACCTGATGTCCTAACCGTTAGACGATAGGAGCAAATTGTGATACCTTTGGGTTGGTATCACTTTTACGTGAAAGGGGTGATCAATCCCACTAATATCACGGGTGTAAGTTTATATCATCAAACTATCTCCACAAAACGTCAGTTTTTAATGACTAAAACTAAAAAAACATGTTTGACACCTTGTATCCACCCTTTTAAGTGCGCGATACGTCCTCTCTCAAACCGAACTCTACTGCATACACTCCCTGCGGTCTATGAGAGAATCGAACTCTCGGCACATCCGTGACAGGGATGTATGTTAGCCACT